CCTTAGCGGACTGCGCGTAGAACTTGTCGCGCTTTCAAAAACTACGGTTCAAACCGAAAACAACCTTCAGGCTCAAATTGCTGCGTTGCGTGATGCAAGCAGGAATGCGGATTTAACAGCAAGCGAATACGAAAAGCTCCGGCGCGAAGCCCATGCTCTGCAACAAGAGTACAATCTTCTAACAACCAATATAGTTGGTTTAGATAAAACATATAAGGTTGCAACGCAAAGCGCAAGGGAATTTTCACAAGCGCAAAAAGATGCCGCCGCTTCAGCCGCAACCGCTGCGCAACGCTCGACCAATCTATATCTAAACAATAGCGGCACCATATCCGACGGTAAAAAACAAGACGCAGCCAATCGAGCACAGTTCCTAGCAGGAGGCTACGCAGGCGAGAACATAGGCCCCGTAGACCCCAGGAGTGCGCAGGGTCTGCAGCAGAGGATTGCTCAGCTACAGCAGGAAGCAAGCCTTCTTGCAGCAGGCACTCCTGAATACGTCAAGCGTAGACGCGAAATCAATGAACTGCAAAGACAGTACCAACAACTGGACAGCAGCATTGTTGGCTTAGGCAATTCTTACAGCACTGCAGCCACTAAAGCAAGAGAGTTTACTGCTGAGCAGCTTACTGCTGCGCAACGCTCAACGAACCTTTACCTTAATAACTTAGCGCAGCGCTCAACTGATGCAGCTAATCGCGCAGAGTTTTTAGCTGGAAGCTATGCAGGCGAAAACTCGTTTCCGCTAAATCCAAATAGCGAAGGGGGGATGCAGCAACGCATTCGGCAGTTGCAGAGCCAAGCCTCAGCGGTGGCAATGAATGAAGATGAATACAGAAAGCTACGACTTGAACTCATTGCATTAGAAGGTCAATACAAGAAACTTTCGCTTGTTGAAACCGATGCAGAAACCGCTGCGCGTAGGAGGGCTGAACGCAGTGACAAGCTGAAATATGTAGGCCGCACCGTCCGCAACGTCGCTGCTGCTGGCTACTTTGGCGGCCCCGAGGGCCTTGCTGGCGCAGCGATAGGCGGCATCATGGGCGGCCCTGCTGGCGCTGAGATTGGTGCGGGCATTGGCCTTGCGGCTCAACAGGTGCGGATGCAGGCAGCGGCTATTACTGATTTAGTTGCCAAATTAAATCTTGCCAAAACATCTCTTGCGCAGGTTTCCACTGGGCAAGCAGATTACAATCAAAAACTGCAGTTTGCCAGACAGGTTTCAACTGATTACACTGTTGGGCTGCAAACCACAATTGAAGGATACGCAAAGATAACCGCTGCTGCTGCTGCAAATGGCTTGACGCTAAAAGAAACTGAAACAATCTACAAAGGCTTGCTTGCATCTGGCGTTGCGTTTGGAGCATCGCAAGATGACCTGCAATCAATTATTACGGCAACAACGCAAATCTTGTCAAAGGGTAAATTGTCTGCAGAAGAACTTTCAGGCCAATTAGGCGAGCGCATCCCAGGCGCTGTTGCAAAGTTTGCACAAGCAACCGGCAGACCACTAGCACAACTCGCAAAGGATCTGCAGGACGGCAAGGTAAAGATTGCTGATTTTGTTACATTTGCAAGGGGTCAGCTTGATGATTACGACGCCGCCGCAAAGCTGATTGGTTCATCTCCGGAAAAAGCGGGGGAGAGATTAAACCTTGCGTTGACGCGAATGGCGGAAACGTATGGCAGTTTTTTCCAGTCGGTTGGGGCTGGATTCCAGGATCTTTTGACTGGTATTATTAACTGGGCAAACGACAGCGCAAGCGCACTTGTTCGTGTTATTTCATCAATTCAGCTGTTTGTCAATGACCTTAAGTTTGAAGTTGGCGTAGTTAGTAAGTTTCTTGATATTGATTCAGGAAAACCAACGAACAATAGCAATAATGTCGTTACTCCATACGGATCATTCTCAGCCCAAAAACCCACAGCGATTCAGCAGCCTACCGCAAACGGAAACGGGCCGATGCCGTATGGTTCATTTTCCGGCCCTGCGAAGCCAGCGAAAACTGACCGAGAACTAGAGCGTGAAAAATGGTTAGCAGAGAATGATGCTAGGCTGCTGGGCGGCAAAACACCAACCCGTTTCGGCGGAAATAAAGCAGCACCTAGCCTAGGCGGCGACCTAACGGCAACCGACGACAAGGCGGCCAGCAAAGCTGCCAAAGCTGCTGACGCAGCAGCTCGCAAAGCACAAACCGATGCTGATAACGCAACTCGTTTACAGGAAAAACTTGACTCCGAGCAGCGTCGTCGCGATGAACTGCTGGCGAACAATGCGATTCGACTTGCCGATCAGGTGTTTCAACACAGGATGGATCTCCTGCGTCAAGAGTACGACCTGAATCAACAGTTGATTGACGCAACCCGTGCAGCGCAGGAAGCTGGCATGACAGGGGTTGCCCGCAATATGCAGGGCACGGTAAATCAAATACTTGGCATTTATGATCGCCTAAAGCAAGGCAGATTTAATGATGCGCTTGACTTGAAATTGGCCGATCAGCAGATTACTACAGAGCGTAGAAGCGCTGAGAATACTGCGAGGTATCAGGATGTTCCGCAGTCGGCAGTTGGGACGCCGACTGCGATGGGTGGTGGCGGCGGCAAGTCTTGGACAGTATCCCAAAAAGAGTTTGCCAATCAAATGGCAAAGCATGGCTTTAGGTGGAATGTTGGCATGGGAGGGCACGCGACCAAGGACCACGACAACCAGGCAATGGATCTTGGTTACTGGGGGAGCGGTAATTATGTTGAAATGACCAAAAAATGGGAAGCCGCAATTCGCGCCACTGGGAGTCAGTTTGCTGCCGGTCTTATTGGCCCTACCAGTGATTGGTATGGGCATGGAGAAGGACGCAAGAAGGGCAATACGCACCTTCACGGCCCGAGCCCTAACAACCGTGTCTCCATGAATCAAGCTCTAGCAGACCTGATTCAGGACGGACTTCGCGGCAGCGGACGCTCTCCAATGCCAGCTCGCACCCAACCCGGCGTAGCCCAAGGCATCAACCGCAACATCGTCGATACCGGTAGCACGGAAGTGGCCACTGCAGATAAAAAAGCGCTAATTGAAAAACAAAAGCTGAAATCTGAACTGCTATTTAAGATCGCAGAAACGCAAGCCCAAACCCAAATCCAAGGCACCACCACTGCATACCGCGATCAAACTCAAGCGCTGCAAGATCAATTGCAGGAGTTCCGTGATCGCAATCGTCTGCAGCTTGAAGGTGTCAAGCCAGAAGATATTGAGCAGCAGATGCAACTCAATAAAATTACCCGTGATTACACAAGGGAAAGTGAAACGCTTAATAATGCGCTCACAAAGCTGGGCGATCGGACGGATGCTAACGCCAGCCTCTATGACGTATTAACCAACGGAGTCAAGGATCTCACCGCAGCCTACGAAGATAACCGCTTAGCCCAAGAAGCCTTAAATCAAGCCGAAAACGACAAACGCAACATCTTTAAATTTGATGAAAGCGTTAAGGCTGGCATTGACGGTTACACCACTTCCATTGGAACCCTCAATGAAGCCGTTACCGGCTTAACGCAAAAGGGCTTTGGCGGTATGAGCAGCGCACTAAAGGATCTTGCGACCACCGGCACGACTGATTTCAGATCATTTGCGGTTGGCATGTTAACAGATATGGCTGAAGTTATTATTCAACAGCTAGTCGTGGCACAACTTGCCGATACGATTGGTAGGCTTATCAACCGAGGTACTAAAAAGAGCAGCGGCGGAGGCATCCTTGGATTTATGATGGATGAAATCGTGCCAAGCATATTTAGCGGTCTTGGCCCAATCAAGTTCGCAAAAGGCGGCATAATGACCGATCACGGCCCGCTTGCACTTAAGACCTACGCACGCGGAGGTATCGCCAACACTCCGCAGCTTGCAATGTTTGGCGAAGGTTCAATGCCTGAGGCTTACGTCCCGCTACCTGACGGCAAGCGCATTCCGGTAGCGATGCAAGGCGCAGAAACCGCAACCAGCAACCAGATCACGATTAACGTTGACGCATCCGGCACCAAGGCCCAGGGTGACTCTGGCATTAGTGGAGCCCTTGCGCGTGACCTGGCTCGGGTAGTTGACGACCGCCTCATACATCACCGCCGCCCCGGTGGCATTCTTACTTCCTAATCATGGCAACGTTTACCTGGATTCCATCATTTGGGTCGCCAGAAACAAGTCAACCGCGAGTGTCAAAGACTTCCTTGGGTGATGGTTACGAGCAACGCATTAGGTTTGGCTTAAACACTGATCCTAAAACATGGAATCTTCAGTTTGATAATCGTATTGATAGCGAAAGAGAGCAGATTCGTGCATTCCTTGAAGCTCGTCGTGCTACAGAAGCATTTGATTGGACTACGCCATGGAACCAAACTGGCCGCAAATGGGTATGCGAAGAATGGACTATAGATCCAAGCAACTGTAATAACAATCAAATACAAGCCAAGTTCCGACAAGTGTTTGAATACTAATGGCCGTTCCATTTTCCGAAGCTCAGCTACCCGCACCATCGGCGTTGATCGAGCTGTTTGAGCTGCAGCTTGTCACGGCCATTCATGGCAGCAACGCGATCTACCGCTTTCATGCCGGCATCAATGCCGCCGGGAGCGGCGACGTGGTTTGGGCCGGAAATGCCTACATGGCTCTGCCGATCGAGGCCGACGGCTTCAGCTACAGCGGAAACGGTCAGTTGCCGCGGCCATCGCTAAAGGTGGCCAACGTCATGGGCACCATCACCGCCCTGCTGCTGACCCTGCCAACGGGACTGGAGGGCGCCAAGGTGACGCGCATCCGCACCCATGCCCGCTACCTGGACGCCATCAACTTCCCTGGAAACGTAAACCCGCTGGGGACGCCAGACAGCACCGCCGAATACCCCCGTGAGGTGTATTTCATTGATCGCCGCAAAGGCGAATCCCGCGAGCTGGTGGAGTTTGAATTGTGCGCGGCTTTTGACCTTGCCGGCATTCGCAGCCCCAAGCGTCAGGTGATTGCCAGTATCTGCTCTTGGGTCTACAAGTCAGCGGAGTGCAGCTACACCGGCAGCTCGCCGAACTGCACCAAAAGCCTGGCCGACTGCCGCAACCATTTCGGCAGCGGCTCACAGCTGCCCTTTGGTGGCTTCCCTGGCGCCGGAGCGTACTCATCATGATCAACGACAGCATCAAGGCCCAAGCGCTGGCCCATGCTCAGCAAGACGATCCCCGCGAGGCCTGTGGACTGGTGCTGGTGATCGCTGGCAAACAGACCTACAGGCCCTGTCGCAACATCTCCGAGGAGCCCGGGGAGATGTTCGTGCTCGACCCTGACGACTACCGCCAGGGCGAAGACGACGGCGAGGTGCTGGCCGTCATTCACTCCCATCCGATCACCCCGCCACAACCATCCCCCGCCGATCTGGCCGCCTGCGAAGTCTCAGGCCTGCCATGGCTGATCTGCAATCCCAAGACCGAAGCCTGGGTCGAACTTGAGCCATCGGGCTACAAGCCACCCCTGCTTGGCCGCGAATGGGTGTGGGGCGTCCAGGATTGCTGGACACTGGTGCGTGACTGGTACGCCGAGCAGGGCACCACCCTGCCGGACTGGCAGCGACCAGATCGGCCTGATGATTTTGAAGCGGCGCCAATGTTCGCCGGGTTATGGGAGGAAGCCGGGTTTGAGCAGATTGATCCGGCCGACATGCAGGAAGGTGACGCCGTGCTGATGGCAATCAGCAACGCCAAGCTCAATCACGTCGGCGTGTACGTCGGCGATCAGATGATGCTTCACCACCTGCGC